CAAAAGTTGCAATGTTAAATGGTATATCAGAAACTTCTCCAGAAATATATGGGTGCTGTTGATCTGGTGAGAATCTGATAAATTCGTTTGTAGTCGCTATTGCACCCGTATTCGCAATCCTTTTATCGAAAAAAATACCGTCTAATGTTTCTGCGTAACCTCTCCAAGTCTCCGATCCCTTGCCGTTCTCCGTAAAGATCTGGATAGTTACAATGCCAGTATAATCTATTCTATTAGTATTTGCACCAATAGATCCTTGCATAGTTAAACCGTTTTCTATTGATACTCGGATACTATTAAAAGAAGGGCTGAACTCATGTCCATCGAAACCTATTGGTGTCGTTGTTCCCCATTGAGTGCTTAAATATGTCTCAATCGCTCTGCGCTCTAATGCATAAGTCATATTAACACGTTCCTATATTTGGTTCGCATTTCGGCTAACGTTAGTGCAACCATACCTTTCGGAGCTTGCCTAGACCATCCATTTTCTAATCTATTTGCATAAGGAAGATTATTTTGAATAATAATTGATTTGTCTTTCTTGTACTCAAAAGTCTCGATTGTTTGTGTGCCGCGAGTAATAGATGATGTTCCTGTCTTATCGGATGTATTAACCTTTGCAGGGTTCATTCTATTCTTGCTAACGATCCAGTTACCTCTAAATCGACCAGTATCGACAGGAGACTTCTTAACGATACCTCGCAAACTATCCATAGCAATCAATGAGATAACGTCCTCGATCTTTTCATCGGTATCGACCAAATCTTTGTTTAGCTGTATCTCGAAATTCTTATAGGTCATTTCTGTAACGCCACTCCATATTGAAGTGAAATAGACCCGACAATCTTCTGCGCTGCTTTTATTTCATAATCAATCGATGAAATAGTTAGCTTGTATCCTTCCTTGATAACCTCGCTAAAACCCTCCAACAAAACAAGTTGACGATTTGATCCGATGATTGAATCAGGAAATATATCTCTGGCAGGAGTATCAGTATCAAATAAAGCTCTGCCTGTGAGAGTTGTTGTTGTAACTGGATAAGTACCAGTTGAAGGGTTGTAAGTTCCTTGAGTTTCGTAAGTCACTGTCGCATCAAAGATAACATCCGTTACCGCTATATCAACGGCATCGAAGGCTGCATCTGAGATTGCTGTGACTGTTGTACTCATCCGCGCACCATTTTAAGTTGAGCGCCACCGTAAATAGTATATGGCGAAATCAATCCCTCAATCGCTACAAATCGAGGCGTTTCTCTAAAGTTGGTAAACTCTACTTCGGTTTCTACTGGCCCTGCTTTGTTCTTCTCTCGAACCTTTGCACCACCCTCAACCGTAGCAAATACGTTTGTTCCCTGATGAATAATATAAGCTAATTCTGCTTGAGCATCTTTTATATCCTGTGGAATAACATCGGGATCGATAGGGAAATCTTTAACAAGATAAATACCTGTCAAACGAGGCCAAACCATCGCCTGATAGCGATATTGTTGCTCACCGACAAAAGTATAACTTCTATTAATATAATCAGCAGCCTTAACCAGTTCAGATTCTTTTGCGGCTGTATTACCCGAAATAGTTGCGTTTCTCTCTGTCCAGAAAGCCTCGTATTCAGCCACAGTAATATAGCTGTTTGTTGTTGTGCCGCCTACTGTTGTAACTATCGCCATGACTTATCCCTTCTTAGTAGACGCTTTCTTTTTAGCAGCCTTTTTAGGAGCTTTGCCGCCTTCCCACGCTTCGTTTGCTTCAGTCTTTGGATCATCTGCTATGAGTTGACCTTTATTATTCCTTGCTCGTTTTGGTTCGCCTTCAAAACGCTCGTGCTTCTTGCTATCGAAATCTATCTCGTTGATTAGCGCCCATCCAACTTTTGAGCCTTTATGCTTTATCTTAATAAGATTCATTTTATCACCATTTAACTTTTGCAGCCCAAAAAGCCGCACTCATTCGACCTTTCTGGATGTTCTTTCTATGTCTAGCTAAGAAAGACTTTCTCCTAGCTTTCTGTTCAACAGTTCTAGGGTTTTTTCCTGCGCCCTTAACACCCTGCTGACCAAATCTAACTGTTTTAACCCTATCTCCGACTTTAGCTAATACAACATGGCTTTTAGTCGGGTGACTTGGCGTTTTCTTTGGCTTGTTATATCCTGCGACACCCAACCTTTTTATTCTCGGATCTCGCTTGCTCATCTTAGTCGCCTTAATGCTCTGCGTTCAGTTTTAGTATATTTAGCCGATTGTTTACCTGATTTAGTGGCCTTATTCTTTGCTCTTGATCCTGCTGCCTTTTGTGCAGGGGTTAAGCTATCTCTTACAGCCTTTGGTAAATAACGACTCTTTTTCTTCTTGCCTGTATAATCCCACTTCTCACCTGTCCATTTCCTAAGCGATATTTGCGACTTCTTGAGAGCCATCTATCTATACCCTCCTCCTGCTGCTTTATATCGTCTAGCTAACATTTGAGCCTTTCTAGCGCTCCATTGCCCTGCGCGACCGCCTTTTGATCCACGTTTAATAGAGTAAAACAACTGCTTACGCATTTTAGGCTTTGTGTAGTTCCCTGCTGCGTTAACGGTTGATTTACGTCTTTTAGGCACTGTTATCTCTTTCTAGCCTTCTTCTTGGCTGTCATACTTAACTGTGAAAAGTGATATAAGCGTTTGCTTGTTTTACCATGCGTCTTTCCAGAATGGATCTGACCGTTTGGCATCCTGTGAGAATTGCCCTTAAAAACAGTTCCATCTCGCAAGTAATGTTTAACGCCTATTGCCATTACTTTTTCTTACCACCCTTTTTCTTTGGTGGACGGCCCTTCTTAGTTCCGTAAGTACCCATTCCTTTTGGCATATCAATCTCCTTAGAAGTGGAAAAGAAAAGGGGCTTTCGCCCCTCATCAATTAGCCCATAAGAACCGCGATTGCGTCTGAGTTCCATGCTTTGACGCCCCAGACTGCACCAACTTGGATCATTGCTTTGTTGAAGCCTTTATAAACGGCAACCTCAAAGACCATTCCAGTAAGTGGATCTTGAACGACCATGATGTCCTCAGCAGCATCGCCACCTGTTGGTTTAGCAGGCGCTCTCATTGCGATTTCCATTCCTGCTTGGTGCATCATAACGTTTGCAGTGTAGTTATTGCCTACTGTGATCGCTGCGTTATCTGCAACTGCCACTCGTAGACCAGTATCACCTACAACCAAGCTACCGCCTGCGAGAGCAGTATTTACAACATAAGCGTTTGTATCGCCTGCGATTGTAATTACATCTCCTGCAACGATTGTACCAGAACCACCATCAGCAGGGATCGTAGTATCACCAATAGCTGCTGAAGCATTGTTGACAAGGTAAGATGTACCTGTGCCTTTGGTGTGGCTCTGCACTTGGCTACTTTCTTTCAGTGAAACACCTTGCAAGTTAAGTAGCTCACCTCTGCGAAGAGTATCGTCACTTCCTGCTGTGTTTACTTGAGTAAGTGTTGCTAAGTTACGAAGATTAACTCCTGCACTTGTGTTTACAACCAAGCTCATTAGTCCGTCATTAGTTGGCATTCCGTTGTCAGCTAAGATTTGACGAGCCGCTGCGACTGTGTTGAAGTTCGAACCAAATGGAGTTGTTCCTGCTGTTCCAACTGCACGAGAAGCGTTCTTATATGCTTCTTCAGCTAAATCAGCTTCCATTTCGTTCACAAGTGTTCGCATAGCCTGTTGGATTTGTGCGCCATATACTGTTTCGTATCCTGCGCCACCATCTAAGAAGCGTACATCTTCTCCAGTGTATGGGATCTGAACACCGCGCTGATTAGATATTGTCAGCGTTTTGTTAGTTAGTGTTTGATCTGTTCCCTCTGGAATAGTCATACTTGGTGCGATTGTTACTGCGGTTGCAGCAGGAGTAGCGAATGAACGCACATTCTGCCCAACAGCAGCTTCTTCTGATCCTGCGTTCACAGTTGAAGCAGGGATAAAGCCTGTTAGTTCTCGGCCTACAATGTCAGCAGCTCTATAAATGTCTGCCGCCAGATCTGTTAAGACGTTTGCCATAACATTTTCCTTTCTGTTTAACGGTTAGCCATTAACGACCTTGCCGCCATCTTTGAAGAATAGTGAACGTTCTCTTTGACCCATTGTATTGAATTGTGAGCGCGTCACCGATTTAACGCCAGACTTGTTGCCTGAACTCGCTGGAGGCTTACCACCTCCTGAAACACCACCATCTTTTACAAAAAGCTGACCTGTTCCTGACGCTGCAAGTTCTCTGGCTAGATCCGCAATAGTTGCGTAACCATCGCCACCCGATCCTGCGAGGGGTTTAGACTTATCTGACGACATTATACGAATATTTCCATTCTCGTCAAACCCAATTCTTTCTTTTGCTAAGAGAGATAAGGGTTCTAGTCCGTCCGATACAATATTTTGTCCTGCTAATTCTGATTTTAATTCGTTCATAGCATTTCTTTTTACGAGATCCTGACGAATAGATTGCTCTGATTTTAGCTTCTCTTCGTACTGCGATTTGATCTGTGCGATTATTTCTTCGTTACTATTGTCGGCCTGTTCAACTGGCTTCTTTTGCAACGCCTCTAGCTCTGACTTAAGACGCTCGTTTGATTTCCGTCTCCGCATAGCCTCTTCATTTGAATCGACTAGCTTCTGATTAGTTTCTTTTAGTTGCTTATTGAGATCAGCTATTAGATCATCTCGATTGTCTACAGTTTCCGTTTCGACTTGTGTTTCTTCTATTACTTGTGCTTCTTCTGCCATGATATGGTTTCCTTTGCGCTGTACCGTTTCGCTTAACAGGTTATTGCCTGTCTAAATTACTAAGATTGGTACGCATCTTAATAATCTATTTGCCATACACTTTAGCCCAGATTTGAGCTTCTCGTGTCTCTAACTCCTTGAGAGTAAACTCTCGACCTCCCTTATCAACAAACCGTTCCATAGTTAAACCCTTACGAAACAACCGACCCTTTTGTACTCCCAAAACATCGTCTTGGAACTCTACTGGTTGCTTACGAAGCCATCCATCATAGTTTAGCTCGTCTGAAACTTGACCGTTCATCGATGCCCTAGTAGATTTATTAGGAACTTCATCAGCCTTAATTCCTAGCTGCCTAAGTGATTTAAGCACTGGTATAGTTGTCGATCTGCATCCTGCATGAGCAGGAGGTCGCGGCCCTTTGTTATATGGATAAACCTTTCCATCTCTTGCTCGACAAACGGCTGTAGTTCTATTGTCTAAGGTTGCTACCCATTCAATCGCCTTAATTACACGCCTGTTTCTTCTATAGCTTTCGTTTCTAGCGATGTTTGATGTATGAGCTAAAGCCGTTCTAACAGCCGTTTCTGCTGCCCTGCGAGTTCTACCCTCTGACACATCCCTGATATTTCTAACGATCTGATCTGTCGTTTGCCCTTCGACATAGCCCTGCATAATATTTTGCTTGATACGCCTAAACGCTCCATCCTCTAAGCCTTGATACCAATCCCTTAATAATAGACCTTCAAATGGTCTAGCCCTAACCGATGCATAGATTTGCTCTTCGCTCGGTGCTTCCCAATCTAACTCAATAGGAACTAAGCCATCGATAATCTTCTTTTGCCATTTGCTTTCGGCCTGACCTAAGTCTTTTATCTCAGCGTCCAACAAAGCTATAACAGGCTTATATCCTGCTTTGATAGACTTCTTTAGCCTGACAAGTAGCTTATCGACATCTCTGCGATTGAGGTTTTCTATTTTAGATCGATAGATTTGAGCGTAATATTTATCGTTGCCCTTATTAAGCAAAGCGATAATTTTTTTTACTACACCTGATTTATATCTTTCTAAGTAATGTGCATGACGTAAAGTATCGTCAAGAATATCATCCGTTATCGCCATCTTGCGCTTCTACATTATCAGGTTCATCCATAGGCTCTTGCATCATATAATCTTGCTCATCGTCAAAGCTAACCTCTTCCGATAATATGTTTCTGCGTTTCGCTTCGTTGATATAGGTCTGCTTAGAAATAACCTCTGTTAGATACATCTTGTTCAAAGCATCCATTTCCAAGTGAGATAATGCATTCGCAGCAAAGTCCTTGTTTATGACTATATCTATCTTTTCTGCGTTTATATCAGCCATTTCAGCCATCCAAGTAAAAGCAAGCTCTAAGGTATCCTTTAGATTATCAGCCCACATTCCTAATCGGCTATTTATTTTTGCCTCATCAATCATATCACCTGTTGCTGTAGATGATCCCGATCTCGATACGATTAGCTGCAAACCCATTGCTTGCATCTGAAACTCCATATCCTTGAGTTCTGTTCGTCCTGCATCGATAGCTGCTCCGCTATGTTCAACAACCCCGATCTTAGCATTCTCGTTAGATGAATAGAAAGCGTATCCTGCGCCTTCCGTAAACTCTTCTAAATCTTCCTTGCTGTAGCCGTGAAAGTATTTCATTGGCGCTCTGGCATGGTGCATAATGTTGGCTTGATCTGATTGAGATCGCCAGTGAGCTAGATTTATCTCGGCTAGTCTTGCGTGAGGAGGCTTGGCTTTCATATATCCATCACGACCTAAATCACAAGCAGCTATATATATTCTCGGCATTCCTGTTTCGTATTGGTCATACAAAGTCCATTGATTATCTGCGTTCTGCCTAAATAAACGTAGATTGACAGCACCAACAACTCGACCCTCTTCGATTGGAAGCGTACAGACACGAATTTGCTCTATTTGTTTAGGTTCAAACTCGTCATCAGTGTCCTCGTAAACTGTTTCCATGATACGGATCTGTGTTAGAGTTGGCACGTTATCGATTACGTCCGTTTTGTATCCAAGCACATCATCAAGCGATAAACTTACAAAATACGGCCTAAAGTTCCCTGCTTGAGCTTGCGCTCTTGTCAACTCACCCCTAGCAGGAGAGTCTACCATAATAAAAGAAATGCCTGACGCTTGAGCTTCATCGAATACATCTCTTGAAAACTGTGCAATGTCTCGACCCTGCAAATCTACGTTAAAAGCCCAAACATCCAGATCTGTTCCTGTTTCTGCAAGTACAACAGGCGTTTCAAATACCTTGCCCGATAAATCATCGATTGTTTTGCCTACTCCATCAAAGAGCCATGTTGAGGCTAATCTTGCCTCGTAATCATCCTCTGTCTCCTGTGGGAACTTAGGTAAGTAAGTCTCACCTTGTTCACGCATATATCGACCACCTTTCATAAGGTCTCGACAAGGCGCTGACATTTTCAGCATTGTTTCTATTTCTGGAGAACGGTTTGCAACTGAATTACTCATATTCTAATCACCATTTTACCTGATGCCTGTGCTTTAATTAAAGGCGCGATTGCGTATCTAACTGCATCGGGAGCATGATTGTTAGCATCGATTATATCTGGCATTATATCACCCGACAATTTATCCACCTTATGACTATATAACCTAAAGTCGTCAATAGCGCCCTTGCAGCTTGGTGCTATTATGACAGATTTAAACCCACGAATAAACCTAATTCCTTCTTGTATACTATTAGGCCACTTTTTTACGCCTTCCATTCTAGGAAAACCATGCCTTTGTAGATAGCTGATTGTCTTGGGTTCTGCGCTATCGGCTCGGCAAGTATATTTATCAAACTCAGGTATTATCTTCGTTATAAAGTTGTGAGTATTATCTATTTCTATTCCTACTCCGTAAGCCTCTTTCTCAATATATAGGTTTTCATCGTTTACCCAACATTTAACAGCAACTAAAGGATCTGGTCTAAACCCAAAGTCCACGCCTAAATACGGCCCTTGCCATCCTTGCACTGGCTCGAAGTCCTCTATTCTCCATTTATCGTGAAAGACTTGAGCATCGTTTACGACCTCATAACCGCCTAACCAGATGTGCGAATACCGTTCAAAGTCTCGCTCTTTGGCGACCTCTGCCAGTTCGACCATCGCATCAGGAACAAAAGGATTATCGTCATAGTTAACGTGAACTAACTGGCTGTTTTCGTTCGTATTAAACACTTCTTCCACTGCATCACTTGGCTGTCGAGGGTTCCAACTAAACCATAGTTCTGCTCCTTCTTTACGCATAGTCGGATCAAGTAGCTCGATTGATCGCTTCGATAGGCTTTGCGCTTCCTCGCACCATGCCAAATCAAAACCCTCTAATGATTTAATACTATCAGCCGTATGATCTTGCATCCCTTGAAAGATTATTACGCCTTCACCTCGTAAGTTCTTTATCTCAGTAGTTTGTATCTCAAACAAATGATCTAAGCCTAAAGCCGTTATTTTATCCTCTAATAGTTGTTTAGCTGAGAACTTAAGTGATCGTTGAACCTCACGAATACAAACAACTCTACTATTTGGGTTCATTAGCTGTCGTTCTATTACAGCTTCAGCAAAGAAGTGCGACTTACCTGACGCTCGACCACCCTTTGCTCCTCTGTATCTAGGATGACCACTATTACCTTCTAGCAAAGGCAAAGCCCATCTAGGAGTCTGAATCTGTAGTTTTGTCAATTATTACACGCTCGATAGAAGTTGGAGTCATCGATCCATCAGGACTTGAATGCTCTAACGATTGAGTTTCTTTCCATCCGCACTGAGTTTTAAGGTAGAATATCTGCGCTCCAAGCTCACCCGATCTTGCTTTTTGTATTAGACTTCCTGCAATCGCACCTTTTGCCTTGGCTCTTCCTTTTTTATAGCGTTCGGAAATATGAGCATTTCTTTCCATTAAAGCATAGAAAGTTGTTCTTCCAATACCGAAATAATCAGCAATATCTCCTGTTGATAAAACTGCTGCAAGTGTTTCTACTTCATCAATTTGCTTTTCTGTTAGTTCTATTTCAGGTCGTCCTGCTTCACCTTTTGCCATATTAAAACCTATTGAAAACCCTTCTTAATATATAAGACCTTGCTAATGATATAACAGTAAAGGCCAAAGAAATCGAGAGTGCCTTTTGTGTTGTTATCTGATAACCATGTAAAGGTAATATAATATAAGTTGCCGCAGTTGCTATAATATATCCTATCAAGACATTTGAACTGGCCTCAACCATGCTCATTAGTTTGGTTTGATTCTGCATAGGTTTTACCTGTTTGTTCGTTTACTGCTTCTTTACCTGTGAAGTCCTGCCATCGTTTAATTATTACATCGCAGTATTTCGGGTCGAGTTCCATCATAAAACAATTTCTTCCTGTTTGCTCTGATCCAATCATTGTCGATCCAGATCCACCAAATAAATCTAAAACATTGGTTAACCTTATATGATTTCCAAACGCTCTAACGGATAGCTCCACAGGTTTTTGTGTCGGGTGAACATAATTAGTATCTTTTTTAATAGACCATAAGTCTGTTTCATTCTTAATAACTTCGTCTAATTTACCATTAAATAAACAGAACTCGTGTTGATGCCTATAGCCATTTCCCATTCCAAAAACATTTTTAGCCCATACGATGCAACTTTTGTATTCTAGTTTAGTTTGCAAAATTGCATAAAAATTCCAGTTGCACCAAATATAATAAGCCTTTGGATTGAGTGCTTGAATTGTTGCTATTGTATCATCAATAAAATTTGCAAAATCTATATCTGATAAATTATCGTTTTTAATAACATCGTGTTTTCCGCTTCGACCATTAAAAGCAACATTGTATGGTGGATCTGTAAATAACAAATCAACACTTTGATTATTCATTAACTTTTCAACTGCATCGATGCTTGTGCTATCGCCACACATAAGTCGGTGATTGCATAGAACCCAAATATCACCCTCGACAGTAATAGGTTTCTCTGGTGCTTCGGGAACATCGTCCTCGTCAGTAAGCCCTTCTTTCTCAGGCTCTTGCAGTAACTTGGCTAGTTCCTCATCGCTAAAACCTACCAGATCCAGATCAAAATCTAACTCTTTGAGTCCGTCTAGCTCTATTTTTAGCATCTCATCGTTCCACCCTGCGTTGAGGGCGAGTTTATTATCTGCGATGACATAGGCTCGTTTCTGTGCTTCCGACCATCCTTCGGCTGTCATTGTCGGCACTTCTTCGAGGCCAAGCCGTTGGGCAGCCAGTAGTCTGCCATGTCCTGCTATGATTTCGCCATCGGTATCTATTAAAATGGGCGTTGTAAAACCCCACTCTTTGATGCTTGCCGCTATCTGTGCGACCTGTTCATCGCTGTGGGTTCTACTGTTCCGAGCATACGGAGTAATTGATTTAATACTTGTTCGTTCAACTTTGTCTGAAGGCCATTCCATAATAATCTCTTTGTCGGTTTATCTTATTATAGTTAAAAAAAAGCCCCACGCAAGAA